GCTTTGTTAAATGTTACTTTTACACGCATATTAGCTCCTGTGTTTTGCGCTACAATGTCATTATTATAAGTGCTTTTGGACACTTCGTCAAGCAAAGACCCTTTACTGCGCTGGGTCTTTTGCATTTTATTTGCATTTGCATTTGCATTATTTGACTGTTTTCTTGTGTTCATGCCGTAATTATAGCACATTTTGCACCACCTGTCAACCAAAAACCCTTGTCAAATCATGGTCTTTTGAATAACCTTACGGTTGACACGGATACTAAAAGGTGTTATAATTGGGACATGATTAGGAAAAAACGCATTGATCGTAAGCACATTGTCTACTGTCTGACTAACGTCGAGACAGGCGACTTCTATATTGGTATTACTCAGGGTTTCAGAAAAAGAGACCTCAAAATACGCGTACAAAAGCACATTAGACGAGCATTGACTGAGGGTAAGTCCTGGGCGTTATGCGACGCTATACGGTCCTACGGGGTCTCAGCGTTTGTTGCACAAGAGCTTGCTGTCATCAGGGGCAAGCGTGAAGCGCATGCTTTGGAAAGATCACTAATAGGTGAGTTGGCGCCAACATTGAATTCACATTAATCATGAAAAAAGCGGATGGAGAAAGAGACAGATTATGAATAGTCGAGACATAAATAACTTAAAGTTTCTAATGAATGCTTCTAATGAAGAATTTGAGCAATGGTGTTTGCGTGCAACGCCAGATGATTATGATTATGCATTAAGTCTATTTAAAGCAAAACGTGCAATTGACATGATGCATCAATTAGAAAAACCCGTTAACGATTTAGATGATGCTAAATCATTATTACATAAATTTACTTTGAAAGGTCAAAATGGACTATAATAGAAAACTTGGACACATAGAACAACCTGAACCATATACTCAAGAATATGATAGAGCATATGCTAAAACTGATTATCAAACACCAACGGCAGGAAATATTCCAGTAAGGTCATTACTTAATTCGCAAGAATCTACATTTAAAAGTCTAGATGAATTGCATGATATGATTTCAACATTAGAAAATAAACTATATCATTTACTATATCCGGAAGAAACAGCAAAAGACTCTTTACCCACAGAAAAAACAGGACCAATGTCTACTGCTGTAGCTATGGCAAAACAAATCAATGAATCCATTAATCATTGTACTTATCGTTTACACAATCTTATAGATCGTATTGAGACATAATGGGTAGACAATCCGATTGGTTTATTGCTAATGGTTATAAACATACCTACGATTTAGGTGATAGGATAATGGGTCTTTGGAATGGCATACCCTTTGTTGGTAGTGTAGGCAATGATCGTTTAGTTAATCTTATTGACGGACCTGAAATTACTGTGCATTTAGATTTGCCTATTAGATTTGAAGACAAAATACATCGTATCATTATCACTAAACACAAAGATGTGGTACGATTTAACTAAAGCTGATTGGATATTCTTATCCATTGTAATGTCATTTGAATTATGCTTTGTCATATCAGTATTGACTTACTTAACTAAATGCGTTATAATATAAAGATTCACAAGGAACAATATGGATTTTAGAACAGAGATTATTGATGTTACTCGACGTCATTATGAGACAAAAATCGAGCAACATCGAATCAATGCAGAGGTTATTCTTAATCATGTAGTTGCTGTTGGTTTGGGCGAAAATATTACTCAAGCATTTGATAATGAGATTGCTAAAATGTCAGAGTATGAGAATAAACTCTTGACATTGAAACACTATTTTAAATGAATAATGACTGGGCAGAAGAAGCTAGATTAAAGGCATTAAATGCTGCCCTTAAAGATATTAAATCTGGTAAAGATGTAGATACTGTCTTAGAAACTATGTCTAAATCGTTAACTGCAAAGTTAATGCATCCTGTTATTGCTAAGATAAAGGATACTAAAATCGAATTTGATATTGATGAACATAGAAAACAATATAACGAAGTATTTACTAAATGGACGACACAGAAGTAGAATCAATTGCTAATCATATGCGAGAAGTATTCGGGGATAATATCCCCTCGCCTGTCCATTATCCAGCGTTATTCAATTACTATTTAAAACTATATGTATACTATTATAGAAACGATTTAACACTATGATTGTAAATAATATCCCACAACCAATTGTAGATTTTAATGCTAAACACAATCGTGTAGACAGACAAATCGAAGATATTAAAAGATTAGATGCTTTTAGATCAGATGAGCATAATAAACAGCGTTTAGAAAAAGTAGATGCGAATATACAAGCGAATATAAACTATTTGCGTAAAAAAGAATTAGAAGAATTAAATCTATATACCGCGTCGGATAAACGACAGGAGTATTATGATTATAAAAGATTATTATTTGTTGGAATGAATTTTGACCGATATGCGTAGTACAATATACATTGATATGGATGGGGTCGTTGCTGATTTTGATGGCTATGTCAGTAAACAACTAGGCAGGTCTGTGCATTGGACAGACAGAACAATTACAAAATCAGAATGGGCTGAGCTAACTGCCATTGGTGATTTGTATTGGCGCTTGCCATTGCTTGCTAATGCTACTGCGCTTGTCGGTTATTGCTCAAGCATTGAACCAAAATACAATGTAGAGTTTTTAACTGCGTTGCCCAGTAAGACAACAATGCCTGAAGCTGAAGATGATAAAACACGTTGGATTAAAAAATACTTTCCAACTTATAAAGTCAACTTCGGTCCGTTTAGTACTGATAAATGGAAATGGTGTAAACCTGGAGACATCTTAATCGATGACAGAGTTTCCAATATTGAAGATTGGTATGAGAAGGGCAATGGTATTGCTATTCTATACAAAGATGATTTACTTAAAACTATTGATATACTCGATAGTATTAAACATACAAAAGATAGGATGAAATTTTAAATGAACAAACTAACTAAAGAACTTGCAAAAGAAGCCGGCTTTATATTTTGGGACGAGAATGAAATTGGCGAAGGCATTGATTGGGCTTGCGATTACACTAAATCACTTGAGGATTTTGTAGAGCTAATCGTTGCTGAATGCGTTGATGCTGTGGAACAATCAGATACACATCATGCAGCTACATCATTTACTGTTACAATAGCACAGGCATCTAAAGTCAAAGCAATCAAAGCAATCAAAGATAGATTTTATGGTTAAATCAGCTTTATATTATTTTTTAGTAAGCGCAATTACAATTGCTATGGTTGTTTTACAGATTCTGCATCCGCAACCGTAATCTCATCGCCTGATATTACAAATGCTGTATTAGGAAAATACTTTAAGCAATTTTCTTTCAGCTCTTTGATAGTTGCGCCTTGGGTTATAAACTTTTTAGTTTGATCTTCCCATAGATATATCAAGCCATCGTACATCTCAATGGAACATATTACTGTGTTTTTCTCAATCTGTTCCATTACTGTTTGCAATCTATATTGTAGAACTGCCCGTTTACTTCTGAATAAGAAGTAATTCAATAGCATATGTATTACAAATGCAATGATTATAATTTCAAGTATACTCATAGTTATATTTTTAAGTTGATGAATATCCTGCGGCTGCTAGTTGTTGTCTAGCAGTACCGACACCTGCGGTATCTGTGGCCACAACACCCGTGTTACTTACTAGGTTGGTTACTGATTGTGCGCTCACATTATTATTACCATACCCAAATATGGCTTTATCACCACCATAACCTGCGGCTGCTAATGAATGCCTAGTAGTACCTACACCGGTAGTATCAGTAGCAACAACTCCGGTGTTTGATACTAGGTTGGTCATTGAATATACTTCTAATCCAATACCATAACCAAAAATAGCTTTATCTCCACCATAACTTGCGGCTGCTAGATAACTTCTAAGAGTACCTACACCTGCAACATCATTACCAACTACACCTGTATTGGTTACTAAGTTGGTTATTGCTGAGGAACCTAAAGAGCCAACTCCATATCCAAATATAGCCTTATCAGTTCCATACCCAGACGCTGCAAGTCTATATCTAGCAGTACCAACCCCAGCCGTATCAGATGATACTACACCAGTGTTTGATACTAGATTGGTCATTGATACGCTAGTAGTTGGTGAGAGAGTAGCTCCATATCCAAATATAGCTTTATCAGTACCATAGCCTGCGGCTGCTAATATAGTTCTAGCGGTACCAACACCTGCGGTATCAGTTGCCACTACACCAGTGTTTGATACAAGATTGACCATATTTACCCCAAATCCTCCGTCGGTGTCGCCATAACCAAAGATAGCTTTATCTGTACCATAACCTGCGGCTGCTAATGCCCGTCTAGCAGTACCTACACCTGCGGTATTTGTAGCGACTACACCCGTATTACTTACTAGGTTAGTTAGTGATGACACTCCGGTAAAAGCTAATCCATATCCAAATATAGCCTTTTTAGTTCCAGCTGGTGTATTGTCAGTCTGAATAGTGTCGCTAGTCTGCACTGTTAAAAAAGTACCAGGTGTGCCACCGCCTATAGTTATTCCGCTTAATATCATTTGTTTTCTTTAATCCAATGGTCAATTATACTCATGATTATAATGAATACCCCGCGGCTGCAAGTCCACTTCTAGCAGTACCAACACCTGCGGTATCTGTAGCGACTACACCAGTGTTACTTACTAAATTAGTTAATGATACCAGACCTGAGGCACTTGATCCATATCCAAATATAGCTTTGTCTGTGCCATAAGTTGCGGCAGCAATTAGTCTCCTAGCAGTACCAACACCAGTAGTATCTGTTGCCACAACTCCTGTGTTTGATACTAAGTTAGTTATAGCTGTATTAGTTTGCCCGGCGGTAGCGCCATAGCCGAAGATAGCTTTGTCGGTACCATAACCTGCGGCCGCTAGAAAAGTTCTAGCAGTACCAACACCTGTTGTATCTGTGGCAACAACACCTGTATTTGATACTAGGTTGGTCATTGATAAGGCTGGGTAAGCTCCGGTAAAACCATATCCAAATATGGCCTGGCCAGATGAACCATACCCCGCGGCTGCAAGTCCACTTCTAGCAGTACCAACTCCTGTAGTATCAGAAGCAACCGTGCCTGTATTAGAAACTAAATTAGTCAGGGAATATACCGTGGGATTGTTAAATCCATAACCAAAAATAGCTTTATCTCCACCATAACCTGCGGCCGCAAGTCTATCTCTAGCAGTACCTACCCCCGTTGTATTACTAGCAACTACACCAGTGTTTGATACTAGGTTGGTTATTGATGTAAGTGATCCACTATTTCCATATCCAAATATAGCCTTATCACCACCATAACCTGCGGCCGCTAGAAAAGTTCTAGCAGTACCAACACCTGTTGTATTACTTGCTACCACTCCGGTATCTGATACTAAATTGGTTATTGACATATAATTACTACTAAATCCATAACCAAATATAGCTTTTTTGGTGTTACTTACGACACCCCCTTCGCTTGAAGAAAGAGTATCACCCATAGACCATCTAACAATCGGTCCGTTGCCTCCTTCTATATTTACTCCGTTTAATATCATTTTTTCTTTTTCTTGATGGAAACTACTGTGGATTCTTTTGTTGTCTCAAGTGCGGGTTTTGTTTCGTTAGTAAGTTGTAGCATAATATCTTTCTGCTCTAACAATACTGTTTCTTTAGGAACAAGACCAACCATTTTAAGTGCTTCTAATGTCTGTGGATTACTCATTGCATTAAGTAACTTAGCTGGGCTTGGTCTACCCATTGCAATGATTTCGGATTGTATCTCACGACCAACTGTTACTGTAAACTCATAATTAGCATTGGCCTCAAACATTTCATCATCTGTATAAGGTGTGCCATCTTCATGCTTAAGTCTAGTTGGTTCAACTTCAGTATACAGTTCATTTAAAAGCTTTTCTAGAATCTTAATCTCTTTACGATTAAGTTCAAACGCGTGTTTTTGATCTTCCAAATGAGATTCTAACTCAATTATCTCAGCTTTAAGATTAAGAATAATATGTGGTAATGCTGGAACTGTTTTTAAATGTTTCAGCTCTTCAAGTTTAGCTTGATATTTTAATTCTGCACATTCTTCAAGTACTGCTGCTCTTGTTCTTCCAACTAAAAACCCTTGAAGTGTTTTAATTTTTTCCCAAGGAGTTGAGCCGATAACTTGATAACGATAATTAAATTCTGAATTTAAATTTGAAGCCATAATGATTCCTCATAACAATGTTTAAAATTATATTTATATGCTGAGATTTAATCTCTAGGATAACCAGGGAATGGGATCCAGCTATTTGTTGTTTCATCCCAGATGTAAGGAAACCCGTCATTGGGTGGATCTACTGGGGCAACCCATGATACTGCCGCTTCGTTCCATATCCAAGTAGCGGGATGATCTGCATTATATGCATTCTCTCTGATTTCGGCAATTTCCTCAGCTGTTGGGGGAGTTATATTTTGTTCTATCATTTTGTTTTCCTTAACCTAATGGATTAGTTGGCCATGTTACTTGCATCGCAGGTGTATCACTTCGTAATTCTCTTAATGCTTGACGATATTGTAAAAATTCATTAAACTTTTCTTGACTAATAGAATGCGGAATACCAAGCAAAGTTTCTTCTTGCCATCTTGTTGATACCCAATCTGTCATGTATAACAATTCAGTTGCCTGCATTCTTGCTGTCAATGTTGGACTAGTTTCTCTTCTGTCCTCTATCGCAGCATTTTCCATAACAGATAAATTATCTTTACACCAAACTATTTCTGGTAAGTCTGCACCTTGTTTGCCATGGCCGCCTATTTCCTCAATTAGAAAAATATTTCTAGTAGGCTCATATACACAAAGTCCGACTGAAGAAGCAAACGGATAATTTGTTTTAGTCACAAAACTTTCAACAGATGAGAACACATGATTGGTTCCGTTGATTTTGCAACTAATTGATTCGTTGTAAAAATCTAAATTTATAATTGTATGTTGTATTAACATTATTTTTCCTTAAATGTTATTGTGGTCCGATATATCGTACAAATGAAAGAAATATAACACCTGGAGTATAGTTTGTTGTCAGTGTGCCTCCCGACACCCCATGCGAATGTGTAATATTTTCTACAGTATGTCCTGCTTGGTTAGACCCATATTGCAAATTATTAAATGCTGTACGAGCATGATAATGCGGCCAATTCCCATTATTTGTAGCTACTGGGTTTGTAAGGGTGTAGTCTACAGGATTTGTGGCAAATGTTGGCGCACCATGTGCAGGGTATCCAGCTGGGCTACCAGACAAGGGATATCGTGTTAACCATCCTTCATCCGGAATCGCCAGCAACTTTTCTCTCATATCTATAGTAGAGTTGGTGCCATTGCAATATGCCCATATGCTACCAGATAAACTACTTTTGGAAGTATGCATCATGACAGAATTTCCTTTTGGAATACTTCTGCCTTTAATTTTCCAAAATTTTAATAATTTTCCTGACATATTACTTATAGTCACGCTTCTTGTCTGCGTATGTTGATGTCCGCCCGTTGGTGTAGTATTGTCTAAATATGTTTCAAGCCCATAGTTAACAGGTGCCAAAGGAGATGGATAGGCCGTGGGTCTATATGAACCTTGTGCAGGGGATGTTGATCTGGCATGCGAATGTGGTACATTCAAAGCTTTTCCAGTTGTCCACGTAAATGTATGAGCACTTGAATTTGCTGCAACGTATTCAAACTTATTAGATCCTACAACAAATGCCGCACGGCCGGCACCTGTTTCGTCAAGGGGCGCATAAAATGCTTCGCCATCTGCCCATACGTTATCTTCATTCATTTGTATAGATCCTGCTGGTAAAAAATTAGCCGGCGATGGATTTGTTAATAACGTAAATTTAGTATGTCTAGGTTTAATAGGCGTGCTTAAACCAGTAGCAGGCGAACAATTGGCACCTACATGCAAATGCTGGCCGCCAGGGCCGCCATACCATACTGTAGGGGTTGAAAAGTATCCTCCGGGAGAGTTTACAGGGGTAACGCTTGCTGGCGCATGATTACCGCCATATGCAATTGATCCAAATGTTGTGGAGTTTGAAGACCCTGTCTCGCCGGCTGTCGTACCTTCAAGGTTGACAGAATCACCTGCCCCAGAAATTAATTTATCTAAACCCAATGAGTATAATTCCCAACCGTCTATCGGTCCGGTATAATTACCTGGATATAAAATAACCATTCCTGCAGATATTACAAATACGTTTGATCCTGTTATTGTGGATGATGCATTAGAATTAGCTGAAACTGTACCGGAATGATGTATTGCGCCCACACGGCATCTTACTGTAGTTCCGTTGTCTGCATCTCTACAAATATAGGTTTGATATCTTTCATCTGAAACATCTACCCATGATCCGCCAGAAAATCTTTGCCATTGATAAGAAAATGCCACAATGCCCGGAAATCCTGGGTCCCATGTTCCATCTGTAGTTGTAAATGAAAAATTACCATCCGCAGTTACAACAGGCGCAACAGTATTAACCGGGGGAGTAACAGCATCATTAAGAATATTCCATGTTACTTTGCCTGCGCCGCCATACGCTACATTACTTATTCTCATTTTTTCCTTTAATTAAAATGTAATTAATCCGCTGCTAGTAAATTTATATTATGTATCCATTAGAAACGTTTTTTATTCTCATTTTTTACTTAGAACGGTTTAGTTCCAGATTGTGTTACGTTGCTATTAGTAATTGTCTGATTACCAGAACTATCGGTTGTAACAGCTGCACCTAACATTAAGTATTTTGTATAGGCATCTGCTTCAAGCGCAGCTATTGGTATATTAATTGTAGATGACATACTATTATATTTTGCATCACCCACAGTAATCCTCATGTTGGTCATGTTGCCAGGGAAATATCCACCATAGTAATTGCCAATATAATCTGAAATACCCCAATCGTATGTATCTGTTATCACACCCTGATTAATAGGTGTTCCGCCTGCGGCTTCGGTTGCTCTATACGCAAAAGATGATCCGTAATCTCCAATCCACATAGTTTCTGCTCCGTCTATATCTCGATTCAAAACTATGTATTGCCATGTATTTGTTTTTATTGTGGACGTATCCCATATATAACTTATCTGTCCGCCGCCGCCATATCTGTCTAAAGTAATTGTGGTATCATCTACAGTAAATAAACTTAGACCATCGGTTTGATCTGTACCTAATATCCCCACGTTTGCTAAGCTTGAATTATTATAGAACCAGCCCTCTATTGTAAATGCACCTGTGCTTGGATAAATGCCCGGAGACATTGTCATAGTTGCAGTTGTTCCATTGAATGACAAACTGCCTGCTAATGTAGGAGGTGATTCATATTCTTTAATGAATTGCATTCCGCCTAACAAGGACATTCCGGTTAATTGCATTTCATGCCTTTAAATTCTTGATATGAGTTTTGTGGACACGGCATTGAACCTGTCCATTATAGTAATCTTCTGTCTCTAAAACTCGTCTATCCATTTGTTCTCTTGCTTCTAAGTAATTACATAATCCCTTGTTAGGGCATATATGCAGTATCTCTCTGATAAAACTATCCGCGCCATGTTTCTCTACATCAGCTTTAACCTCATCAGATGAAGACCAATAATCTTTCCAATCTGACTCAACTTTTAATCTTTTCTTCTTACCCTTAACTACTTTTGTTCTACGGAACCAAAACAACTTTTTACCTATATACTTGCGATTCGTGGCAGTATTAGTAATCAAGTACACATAACCATAAGCGTCGTCAGGAACAGTTTCTAAGGGCTTTTCTTTATATAACCACATCTAAATACCAATATTAAATTAGTATTTATACAGCTTCCCAATAGTCGTTTCCGTCGGAAAAATTGTCACCCTCATCCCTTGGCGGCACAAAGAAGTAATCATCGGGATTTGTCATTATATCTTCGGCGTCTTCAGCTAGTTCGCCGGTACCCATAATGCCAGCTTTTCGTAGCATTTGAGTTTGTATAGATTTCTTATATCTATGCTCTTCAGATTCCTCGCTGGCCATATAGGCTGCTTGCTTTTCTGAAAAGACTTTCTTTTGCTCTTCATTCCATTGTCTGGAATTGGCACAAGCCCGAGAACAGAAAGTTCCGGGCTTGTTATGAGCAGTACCGCATTTAGGACAAGTCTTCGTCATCCTCTTCTTTATCCTCTATCTCTGCACCGCAGAAAGGACAGTTAGTTACTGTGTAATAGTCTTCGTCAAGTGAATGACTTATCTTGAAGACTGCATCGCATTCGACGCATTCGAAGATTTTTCTTGCCATTGTGCTCCTCTTTTCTTAGCTTCTGCGTCAAATACTCGCTGACGTAAATCAGATGAGCTGAAGAAGTGATCTCGTTTGTTAAAATATAATTCTATTCCGCGTTTCATGCAAATCTCTTTGCCGGTATATTCTGTATCTTTATATTCCTCCCCCAAGATGCGAACATCAATAGGTAAAGCCATGAAGATATCTTCAAGTTCTTTTTCTGTAGAATATACTATAATCTCATCAACATGCTTGCACGCTGATACCTGAATCTGTCTTTCAATAATAGACTGAACAGGTTTGTTTTTAGTTTGTCTATCTAGTGTTGGATCAACTTGAATCGCTGCAATTAAATAATCGCATTGACGCTTTGCTTCTTCCAACATAATTACATGACCTGCATGGAACAGATCAAAAGTAGAACAAGTAATTCCAATTTTTTTATTTGCACTCATATTTTCTCCACTTCAATGTTACATTTATTTAAAAATTCTATACCATCATTATTTCTATAGCTATTTCTATAGAATACTTTTTTAATGCCTGCTATATGTATAAGCTTTGCACAATCAAAACAAGGTGCATGGGTAATATACATTGTAGCATTTGCTCCTGATTCATTGGACTGTGCCAATTTACCAATAGCATTCATTTCAGCATGGATAACTTCTGGCTTTGTCTTTGTACTAATAATAGTTGTGGGGTACTCAGGGCCTCCTGGGTCAATTATATACGTTGAATGTTCTTCAAATGTATCTTCGCAAGTATTATCCCAGCCAGCAGGAGTACCGTTATATCCAATAGATATAATTCTATTGTCTTTCTCAACAACAGCACCAACCTGTAATCGTTTAGCGGATGATAATTTAGCATAGGTCTCAGCGACAATCATATGCGCATAATCAAATTTATTCGGCATCCCATTTTCCTTTAGGACATTTTGCAATAGGTAACATTGTCTTTGCCCATATAGAACATCCACATGCTTCACATACCTTAACACCAATCATGGTAGTAAGGTGTTCACAGTCGTTACAAATCTCTCTACGTTTTTCAGTAAAGGTTATTTTTCTATCTTCACCCATTTTTTACAATAATATTCTGGACGCACCTTAGCATCCCAAGTTTTACAATACTTTGTGCCAGGTACATACGCACCGCAGTTGGCACAATTCTTATCACCTTTAGCTTTTTCATAAGCAGGTGGTAGTTTTGCTGATATTAAGGCACCATCAGCATAATGCCTAGGTGCCATCACTTCTTTAAATGATTTCATTTTGCCCACACATCTTCCCAAGAACCAGTTTGCGCAGCTTTAGCATAATCGGTCGCTCTATTCTCAAAGAAGTTTGTGTGAATAGGTGCGTTAATCATTTCTTCAACCCACGGTAAAGGATTCTTTTTAACTTTCATAATACCCTTAAGACCAAGACTAATAAGTCGACGATCAGTGATATAGCGAATATATTGTTTAACATCTGCTGCTGATAAATTTTCCATAGCACCCATAGCAAAAGCTAAATCAATAAACCTATCTTCTAATAGAACCATTTGTTCAGCAATTGTATACAACTGACCTTTTAATTCATCGTTCCATATCTCAGGATTCTCTTGTATATATGTTCTAAATAACTTAATCATTCCTTCGCAGTGCTGAGTCTCATCCACAATAGACCAAGTAACAATTTGCCCCATGCCCTTCATTTTACCATGGCGGGGGAAATTCAACAACATAATAAAAGAACTAAACAACTGCATGCCTTCTGTAAATGCTGAGAAGATAGCAATATGTTTTGCTGTGTTTTCTTTTGTGGTATTTTGTTGAGATATATTTAAAACATAATCATGCTTAGCTTTCATTTCTTCATAGGCTAAGAACTCATTATACATTGTCTCAGGCAATCCCAATGTCTCAATCAAATGTGAATATGCTGCAATGTGTAGAGCTTCGCGTGCTGCAAATCCCAATAGCATCATTCTCACTTCAGGTTGCGGAAAATATGGAAGATAATTATTAACATATCCACCAGCAACATCAATATCGCCTTGAGTAAAGAATCTAAAGATGTGTGTTAAGAATTGTTTTTCTTCTGCATTTAACTTCTTTTTCCAATCTTTAACATCTTCTACCATTGGTACTTCTGTATGCATCCAATGAGATTGTTCATGCTTCAACCAGGCATCATATGCCCATGGATAATTAAATGGCTTGAACGAATCTCGTGTATCTGTAAGATTCGATTTTGTCTTTTTAATCATTGAGGAACTCTTCTACTAAATTTTTTGCCCTAATGCCCACCATTCTATCTGTAACATTCCCGTTATCATCTACCTTAACAAGAGTAGGTACTCCGCGAATACCATATTCAATTGCAACATCTTGTTGTTTGTCTATATCAACGACTTCTATAGGAATATTAGTATCAATTTCTTCAAGTATACTTGCCATTGCTTTACATGGCTGGCACCATGATGCTGTAAATCTTATTACTTTTTTCATTTTTATCCTTCACACGCCAAACAAACGTCTTCGGTTGCTAATGCTTTCAAGTCAATCTCTTCCATGACTTGTCGCTCTATTTTCTTTGATATCTTATCTGCTTTGCCAATCTTTTCAGAACGGCAATAGTATAATGTCTTCAATCCCTGTTTCCATGCTTGAAAATGAACAGCATGAATATACTTAATATTGCTATCTGGTCTAAAGAATAGATTAACAGATTGTGCTTGATCTATATATTGCTGTCTATCGGCAGCGTGTTGAATTACCCAACGCTGATCTATTTCCATAGATGTTTTAAATACATCTTTTGTCCAATCATCCATCCAAGTAAGATGTTGAACTGATCCATCGTTTGCAATGATTGAAGACCAGATATCATTGTAGTCATTTTGTGATACTACCTCTCCATCACCCGCAAGATGTTTCTCAATAACTGCATTAAGCCATTTGTTTTTATTCAACGAAGAACCGCTAAGAGTATCTTGTCTATACGCGTTCGCACGTAAGGGCTCAATAGAAGGGGAAGTGTTACCCATAATAATAGAAGAAGAAGCGTTTGGAGCAACAGCAAGCATATGAGAGAAGCGGCGTCCAGTACCTGTCGCATCGGGTGCTTCGCCTCTTTCGGTACCCAATTGAATATTTGCATTATCTAGCTCCTTGCGAATGTGTCCAAATATCTTATGATTCAATCCTGTTGCTGATGCTGATTCCCACGGGATGTTGTTCTTTTGTAGAAGAGCATGCCAACCGAGAGCACCAATACCAATAGACCGTTCGCGGCTAGCGCTAAATCGTGCTCTCGATATGCTGTCAGGAGCATTATCAATGAAATACTGCAAGACGTTATCGAGCATCTCTGCAACGTCCCGAAGAAAAAGTTTGTCATCTTTCCAATCATCGTAATACTCCAAATTCAAAGAGGATAAACAACATACCGCAGTACGATCTTTATCCGTTGGTAAAATAATTTCACTGCACAAATTAGATTGTTTGATACTTAGTCCCAATTTCTTTTGGAACTCAGGCATTGCCTTATTACTACTATCAATAAAATGTAGATAAGGTTCACCTGTTTGCATACGCATATCTAAAATACGTTGCCATAATTCTCTTGCTGATACTTTGTCTCTAACTTCGCCATTGTGAGGGTCTTTTAATTCCCAGGTATCATCTAACTCTGGGTCAATCATTGCACGTTCAATTAGATGCATAAAGTCATCAGTGATATTAATACCGTGATGTAGATTCAAGCAACGCATATTGGGGTCGCCTGTTGGTTTTCTCATCTCTAAAAAGATAAGAATATCGGGATGAGATATATTAAGATAAGCAGCATAAGACCCCCTCCTCGTCCGCCCCTGTCTGTATGCCAGACTGCTAGCGTCATAAGTACGAAGATGAGGCATAACCCCAACACTTTTATCATCTGAAGAACGAATTCCGATTCCAATTCCAACTCCTCCGCCCATCATGGACAACCAGTTTACTTCGGCAAGACAATCGACAAGCCCTTCCGCACTATCATGTAGATAAGGTAAAAAACATGATATAGGAAGGCCACGCTTAGAACGCCCAAAACTGAGAATAGGAGTAGAATATGACAACCAATGTCTACTACTATATTCATAAAGTCTTTGCGAATGTTCTGGATTCGACCCGAACGTCTTGGAAACATATGCGAACCTTTCTTGTGGCGAGACCTCATCCTCCTTCATATAGCTTTCTTTTAATCTTTTTAGACCTAACTCGTCGAATAGACTATCTTTAGTATAATCGACTTTAATCCCATGCACAATTTCTTGCGTCATCTTTACTCCAATTTGTTTTTATTTTACTGTTTCGAATATTTTCTTTTGTACTTGATACCATTCGATCCACGCATCCAATTTCACACCGCATTCGTAGTATGCAGTATAATTTAATGTGACAGTCTTTGCGATATCACTCAATTTTGCGTCATCTTTTAATTGTGCTAGGTCAGGGCACTTAACCATAATTGCTTCAGGTGCTTCAGGAAATTTAGCAACGACTGGCACTGCTTTACATCCTGTTAGTAACAATAATAGTAATAGGTATCTCATTCTTTTTTCGCTGCTTTATTGTGAGTCTCGATTACTTCTTTAGGTATGATGCAAGAATTATCATACTTAACTATTTCTCGATCTATATATTTCACAATGTCTTCGCCTTTTTCACGAATAACTTTTTGCTGTACTACAACCTTTTGTTGAATCTTAATAGTTTCCTTTTTGCCCTCAGCTTCAGCTGCAGCAACTTTTGCTTCCATCTCTTTTACTTTAGCTATCCATTGCTCTTCATTGGCAAGGCCGCCCTCAAAGTAAATACCAAATGTGAATACTACAAATCCAATTATTCTTAGAGGAATGTAATACTTACTCACAAATGTAATCATCTTCAAAAACATACTACCTAGTACGGCAACAACTCCTGCTACAACAATAGCATGAAAGAAAGCATTAGGTAATAGAGATAGATACCACATTTAAGATTCTAGAATTTTTTTAATATTTGGCGGAACAAATGTATCAGGTTTTAACACCTTGCCATCATCCCTTTTGATCAACTTACCATCAACTAACTTAGACATATTAGATCGCGCAACTTCATCCCATACTGCTTGTTGCGGAATGCCTAATGAATGTTCTAAGCCTTCAATAACCCATTTTAGATCTGCGCATGCGTCTGCGATTTCAACAATGTCTTCTTCTGTCCACGCAAGCGCTAGTTCTGTAAACTCTTCTGAAATTAACTTCATATAAAGAGTGCCTTGGGCAACTCTATCATCTGAAACACCCGGAGTATTATATACTTGCTGATCTCCAGCACGCATAAAACTTCTTACATCATCATAACTGTTCATTTATCAAATCCTTAGTCATAGGGAATATTTCTGCAATCACTTCAGCGCAAGCTAGAGCAATCTCAGCATGTTCTTTCTGAGTTCCATTGCCAGCTCGTAGCATTATATAGTGGATCCAACTTCTTAAGGTACCATTCATATAAAGTCTACTGACTGTTAATCCTTCAGGAAGCACTGCTCGTGCTTGTTCTTTAGCAATACCTTTAGAGATTGCCCAAGAATATACATCCCGGGTTTTATTTATAAGATCTCGCTGTAAATTTTGCCATTGATATGCAATCTGTCGTTGTTCATCATTTTGTAAATCTAGATCAACAGAATTTTGACGATTTTTAGTATCTTGTAGACGCGCATCACGAATAACAAAATCTAAATCCTGTGTAGGATCCGCATATCGTTGACTAAACTCTTGAAAAGAGAAACTTCTATGACGAAGAATCTGACGGGCAATATCTCTTGTTGTTTCAATCTCAATACACGCAGATGTCATCTCAAGTGGTGACCAGTGTTGATGTTTAATCAAATACTTAATCAATTTCTCAGATGTTTCTGTGTTATATTGGTTTGCTGGATTAGAAACTCTTGCACAAAATGCTACTAGATCTTGTACGTCATACAAACCATCTGACACTAATTCACGTGCCGGTCTGCTATAACTAATTAACTTACATTTCATTTAACACCTCTTCCATGATACGAATTTCATTTTTGCTTCTAGGCCATTATATATGTTCTTTTTAATTATGTTCAATGGTTCTTTGCCCGTTAACACAATATCATTAATGTCTTTTTCTTCTAACGTCTGTGGCCAGATAACAATATTATAATTGCTATTGATGGTCTTGTCTATAATTTTACAAACTTCTTTATTCCTAGGTTGATTGTCAAATATAACGATCAATCTTTCTTTTGGAATGCCCAATGAATCTAATTTACCAAATGCTGTACCCGCAACTGCAATACAATTTGGAATGAATAAACTATCAATAGGTCCCTCAACAACGTAAACCTTTTTATTCCTATCAATAAAATCTAATCCAAATATAAACGGCTTATCCTCATTGATCTTAATAGTAACATACCTTAAAGATTCATTTCGCAATGCTCTACAAGTTACACCAACTAATAAACCCTTTTCATCATAGAAAGGAATGACCAATCTTGGTTCTTTAGTCTTTAATGTATCTTTATACTTGTCAGATAATTGTTCTATCTTTCTAATATCATCTACAAAATATAACTGTTTAAATTTTTCTCTTGGGATTTTTCTTTTTAAACAAAACTGCACCGCTTCATTGTCTTCGGGCAAGTTATCTAAACGATCAAGTAATTCATCTAATATATTTTTCGGTTCAAATACAGGTTGTTCCATTTTAAATTTATCCTCAACTTTTTGGTGAGGTTTATTCAATGGCATACCTTCGCTGTATCTTTCCATCGTATATTGATTATACATCAATGAATCCATTTGTTTCAAGAATGAACCAAAGTGTAATGATGCATCACAATTATGACATTTATAAAACAAATCGTTTTTAACGGCATAAAAGTACCCTCGCGTTTTATTCTTTTTGGTAGAAGAATCTCCGCAAATGGTACAACGACAGTTATACAGATGATCGTTTTTCTGTTTGAACAGAGGTAAACGATTGCTGATTAATTTTAAGTATTTAAGATCAAGAAATAAAGACACAATAAGACTCCAGGAGAGTCTTATTATATTATAAACAGGCTATAAGGTCAATAGAAAAGTGGTTGAATCTTATCAATATGGCCAGCTAGGAAGCCAACTACGGCTAACCCACCCCATGCCATATATGTCCATTTGTCTTTTAATTTTTCGATTGACTCAATTTTGTCATTAAGTGCCGCATGCTGTGCGCAAGAAGCATCGTACATCTTATCGAGTTTGGCGCTAAGGTCGTCACGTGTTTTATCCAAACAGTCATGCATCTCCTTAACATCGGTTTTTAAGGTATCAATTTTTTCATTGATACCCTCAACCTTAGTCTCAAGTATGCCGATTCTTTCTTGCGAAGTAGCCATTATTTTTTCTTCTTAGCTCTAGAGGTTGCAGTCTTTGCTTTAGCAACAGTCTTTTTAACCGCTTCTTTGGCATCATCCAAATTAACTTTGCCATCATTATTCAAATCAAGAATGTTTGCTTCTTGAACAGCTGTTGTTACAGGTGGAACAAATGTGATTGTATCTGATTTTGTCTCAACTGGTTTTGTGTCAGCTGAAACTGTGACTACAGATGCTTCTGTACCCAACGGTACTGGCTCCACTACAGGAGCAGGTGATGCCTGTTCTGTTTTAACAACAGACTCAGGAATATCTTTACTTCTTCTCATGATAAAGTAACCTGCTACTGCAAGAATTGCGACTGCTACGATGATAATTTCCATTATTTTCTCCTAAAAATACTATTTGAATCAACCCATTTTTTCTGACGTTTTTTGCTAATTGGGACCTGATCTGGTGGTAGACCCGCAATTCCAGGAGTTACTGCAGCGTTATTTGCTGCAACGGCTCCTTCGCCTTCTTCAGAAAACTGTTTGAATGTGAACATTTTACGGTCATTGAGATACTCCTCAACCAATACAAGTTCTTCATTTAACTCAGACTTAACTTTATTTATATATTTAAATTCTAGGTCAATCGGCTCTTTTCCCTCTTCCAATGCCTCTTTTATCAAAGCATACGCAGCAGCCAATGAAACAAGTTGTTTATTTGCAATAGGCACTTTTTCAATGATTTTCTTTAATCTATACACTAATCTGTGTAAAAGAGTGTATGCATCTCTTTCTTGTACAGTATTTAAATCTTGCATCTTAATTAGTTCATTGCCCTTATCGTCAATGATACCTAATTTGAACGCATCTGTTTTATTAAATGGCGTTACAAGCAATTTAAGTATTCTGTACGCTATAACGGAATCTACAAATTTTCCCATTTTTATACTTTTCTTAAAATTTCTACTATTTTGTCGTCTAAAGGTATTTCTGACTCTATTATAGCAACACCCTTGTTTAATATAATTTTCTCTGGCATATAATTTAAAAACACTAAGAATGTTTTTAACTGAGGCCAAAACTTTTTATCTATCTTAAAGAACAACATCTTTGTTGTTGCCTCAACACCAAATAAATTATTAAGAACAATCATATGGTTAATGATTAATCTTTCTTTTAATTCTTTTCCGCTTGTGTACTTTCCCAAAAGTCGTTTGATGTATTTAAATCTCTTTATATCATCTAGGAATTCTGCCATACCTTTACAGGAGGGATTATCATAGTATTTCATTGCATACATGATAAAGTTTTCTTCGGTCAATTCAAATGTCATCTTTGTCTATCAAAATATGCCCAGGCGTTAGGTCCTTTACTTTGAACATAATGCATAAATGCTTGGCAATATTCTTTACCTTGAAATTCATCTCTCCAATGAAAAGCATCACATCCAAGATATACCATTGCATCTCCTGGTTCCATATCAACTTTTGCATGAACACCTGCAGGGGTTTCAATATAAATAGGCCATTCAGCATCACCACCTAAATGCAATGTAATACTTATTTCACACGCATGCCTATCTTTATGTTTTACCAAAACACTTTTTTCGCCATAAACTCTTGCATACGTATAAGTTGGTAACAAAGTTGTTTCCACAATTTTAGATAGTTCAGGAACTTTCTCGCATAACAATTCCAAAAAACCTAAATAATTATATGTTGCCGCAGAATTTGGAGCCTGTTGATCGCCCTGCATATTTTCTTTTTTGCAGAATTCAGTAAATTCTTTTCTTAACTTTGCAGCACGAGTTTTTGTAATAAATTTTGGAATTTTTATATAACTATTTTTTGCTAACTCTTTATTCATAATATATCCTTATACTGTAACTTTCATTTATTTATAACTTAATTGAACCAAGTTATAATAGAATACCTTGTACCAGACAAAACAGGTTTAATTGCATGAGGATACATAAAATTAGATGGAAACATTATTACATCTCCTTTACCTAAATTATAAGATAACTCATCGTCAAAAAATGTAAATTCTCCGCCAGTATAATCATCGTTTAAATTTAGTGAACACGATATAGATCTTGGTTCTGTTATAAAATGATCTGTATGTTGTTTATAAAAACATCCTTCTGAATATTCCAATAACGTATATCCACTGTCATTTACAATTGTAGTATACGGTGCAATTTTTGTGTATTCTGCTAATAGTTTTGCAACAACCTCATATAAATCTGTATCTAATTTTTTACGTACTTCTTGATTTTCAGATATAATTTCAGGGTGAGAAACATTTACATTTCTCACATTGCGCATATCTTTATCAACCACCCCGCCGCCAATTCTCGCCTCTTCCCAACTATTGGATTTTTTATACTCATTTAATATTCTATCACATAAGTCATTGGGTATACCATTTTTGTATACTGTAATATAATCTGTTAAATTCTTCATAATCTACTTTCATCAAGGTATAATAAACACTAATTATTTATATCGTATTAATTAAGGTATGTATTGTATAAAAGCCAATTCTATCGTAGGCGGAATATTATTATCTGTTACACTTGAGCTTGATACGGAGTGTCCGTGTGGAGCAGACCCAGATGTATGATAATAAATGTTTCGTTGTGCTGCCCCAGGCCCAGGTGCACCGCCCGTGCCATAACCATGATTATGTGTCCAAGTGACTGGCGATGCGCTGCCAGATACTACCGCGCTTTTACTAACAGGTGCCCCGTGTGCAGTGCCTGCGGATGATGCATGTGATAGAAAAAACTGATTCATATCAATAGTACCATTTGTACCGTCACATAGTTTCCAATAAGATGGCAATTTAGTAATATCGCCCGCAAACATAACCATCGTATTTGTCAATAACCCACTTTCAGACGCAGCTACCCAAAGTTTTAATGCTTTAGATTCTAAATTTCTTATGTAAATTGACGAGGTAACTCCGTGCGAATGATTTTCGCCTCCAGGCGGTGCAAGAGTTTGAGTCCCAATCCAAGTTAATCCTGGGGCAGAATATGAAGGTTGTGTGGGCGCAGGGGGCGTAAAAGATGAGCCACCTAAATATGTCCCGGTTGCAGGATTAATTTGAGTTTGTAACTCTGTAATGTGACTATGGTAACCGTTTGAAGAGGATGAGGTTACTCCAAAACTAATTGCGGCCGCGCTAACATCTGCAACTCCTTGAGCACCAGGAGCTGCTCGAATGTTACGAACACTATTAAATAAAGTGGGAGATCCCGGATCGGTTGCTAATTTTTGTGTCCAACCTGAGGCGGCAGTATCTCTTATATGAATGGTATTAGGTGGAAAAGATGTTTGATCTAACCATGATAAAAGAAATATAACATCTGATGTCCATGGCAAAGTTCCAACTGTCGGGGAAGGACCAACTGTTGCTGTATGATTATGATCGCCGGCAGGAGCACCGCCATAAGGGGGTGTGGATCCAAACGTACCAGGAAATGCAGTATATGTAGAATTATATGATGACCCTACTGATCCATGGGTGCCGCCGGGCGAAAATGTAATTGAGGCAGAAGCAGTACCTGAAGCATTAGTAAGTGCTTGAACATTTGCGGTATTGGTAGTACCTTTAATGTATCTACCGTTTGCTCTAAAATACTGAGACCAACCAGGCAGACCAGGATCTGTACCATTGTACATGATAATTGAACCGGCCGGTATTACGTGTTGATCGGTGCTGCTGAAGCTAACCTTCGATAAACTAAGACCACCTGATAATGATAAAGGCATTATAATACCCTAGCTGTTCCGCCAATCATGAACCATTTATGATTCGTGTACATCATTGTTGCGGTATCACCAACATTAGCAAAAAGAATATTTGCACTATTAGCAACGTTTGAGGATAAAGAATACGTTCCGCCAGCAGTTGCAGTGGTCAACAATATTTTTATCTGACCATTTGCACCATTTGGAATAGATACATTATCTGCACCTGCGCCAACACTTAAATAAGTAGTAGGTGTTGATAAATCTACAGCGCCGCCTGATGTTAATGTCTGAGGGGTGCCGGCAATTTTAATATTGCCTTTTAATGTAGGATCAGTTAAATCTGCAAGAAAATTTGCAACAGTGATACTCTTACTTGCATTTGATTGTACTAAATACAATAAATCGCCAGGATTTGTTTCTGTGGCAGCTGCTAACTCTGAAATTTTTAATTTTGCCATTTTTTATTCCGGATCGGGGTATTGGATAATTACTGCAGGCGGCTGTCTTGGCCACTTAAGGTTTTGCAAAGGCCAAGGATCGTCATATGTATATGCTTTCATTTGATCTATCCAGGTTTGCCAAACAGGTTTAAATCTTTCTTCTACTTGTGCAATTTTTTCTTCACCATATTGTAGCATACCCTGTCGGTATTCCTCTACTATTGCATCACCTTCTGCTCGTTTAATTGCTTTTTCTTCAGCATTCATTTCAACTACATTCCAAGTATCTTTCCATTTATTAATAGATTCATCGAATGTATAAGTTTGTTCTCGTTTGTGATATGGAGTCTCACCTGGTAAAATTTCTTCAGGTTCCGCAAGTCTCTCAAATTTTGCCCATTGCGCGGGTAAATTATTTAAATCTATGTCAGGGTATGCACTTATAAAATTATCTAAAAGTATTGGATGATCAATAGGAACACCGTCAACGATTTTAATAATACATTCCATTTTATACTGTCTCCTTTGTAATATAAGTTATTATTTAAATTTATAGGCAACATATACTGCGCCTGGGTTTCCTGCCGTTGCCGGAAATACAGGTAAACCAATTTGAGGTGCGCTAGATGAATTTCTATATGCATCACCTCCGCCGCCTCTTCCATATTGCATAGCTGACCAATAGGTATGGAAAATCCATATTGTTGTGCCTCCTCGAGAACTAGTACCTCCACCTCCGCCAGACCCACCTACTGCGAGCGGTGTTCCATCAGGTGCATTCAATCCTACTGCACTTCCCGCATCTCCCGGATATCTGGTTTGTGGTCCTCCTGAGTAGCCTCGGCCTCCTGCGCCACCTGCACCACCGCCGCCACCGCCTAGAAAATATGTAAGTGTGATTGGAGCACCTGCAGCATAAGGCGGCCCTGGTTGAGAGCCGGATGATCCTGCGGTTGTACCGCCTGAAGCAGATAGCCCGGCAAAAGTACTCGTTCCTCCAGGAGGATGAGTTGGGCTACCCACTGCGCCACCGGCACCTATAGCAGTTATACTATAGGTTGGTGTTGGAGCAGGTATTGTCCCTGTTCTTACACCACCGCCGCCACCGCCTTGGTAGCCGGTACTATTGTTGCCGCCCGAGCCACCGCCTGTTATAAGATAATATAATGTTTGATCAGCAGGACTGCCTGCCAATTTTGTTAATGAAAACGTACCAGTTGTAGTAAACTCGTGTATTCTCCAATTTCCATTTTCAGTAATTGTGCCGCCTGTTGCCACATTAAAAGTCTTTGACCCAAGGGTCAAGCTGCGTCCAGCAGTGTGCATACTTGTTGTTGATGATAATGTAAACATAATAAATTTTAACCGTAAGATCCATAACTACCATACACAGACCAGGTCCCTGCGGCCGTTCTATGTAGTGTAAATCCAAACACATCTGTTTTATTGGCACCGCCAGTTGGAGCCGTGTTGTTTGACCATGAAATAGTTTGTGCTGATCCATCTATCTGAACCGCATTAGGAATATAAGCAGTGCCGCCCTGGGAAACTATAAGAACAATTGAAATTACACGATCGGGGGTAGTTGGTACATTTGTAAAATTAGCAGTCCAACTAGCTGAGGGGCTTATATGATGGAATGCTGCACCCAATAAAAAATTATGGGTAACTACACCTGTTGCACCTGTTAATGTTGTTGTTGGTTCAGTTGATTGTTGTAATGTAGATAATCCAGTAAATACTACTGGACCAGCCACGGTCAAAGAAGTTAATGTTCCTAACGACGTAACTACGGCAGGTGCCGTACTTGTTGTACTTGTTGTACTTGTTGTACTTGTTGCCGTAGTTTGAGACAATATTTCAAGCCATTGTACAGCAGTACCGGAAGTAGCAGCTAACTTGTATAACTTATTAGTTGTCGGATTATACCACTCATCCCCCAAATTACCATGTCTTGGGGGTTGAGTAGTAGAAACCGTATGCTTTAGATAATCTCTACTGCTCATTACTAACCTTATTAAAAATTAAGCTTGTGCTTCTGTCCAGGACATACGAGAATTAATATTTGCTACAACCGGACCAATGTTTTGTGCAACAATTGTTACCATATCAGGGCCGTTTGGATAAACATCAACGTTTGATAACGCAGATGTTCCACCGCTTAAAATACTAGTACCCAAATCTCGAACCAAGTTCAAATCTTGCTGGGTAGTATTAAATTGTGTTGCAACACCTGTAGTATTTAAGTAGAAACCGTAAATAACTTCACCGCCGTCTATTCTTGTCCCTGGCGTATGGTTAATATATTGCGCTAAGCTTGAACCACCTACAGATTGCCAATTAGGAGTACCAGGAGATACTGTACCATTTAGTATGATACTAACAAGAACTGAACCATTCGCAAACAAGTCAATCTGTCGTAAAACCATCTGCATGCGATTGATAATTTCTCTAATGCCTAGGCCACCGCCGGCAACACCATTGCTTACACTAGGAGAAACGCGGAAGCTTTGAATACATGATCTTCCTCCGTTCGCCGGTACAGAGATACCACTTTGTGTACCTTGTGTAAACACGAATGATTTATCGTCATCGAATCTACCGTCCATAATTACAGATGTTCCCCAGTGTGAAAGGGTTGGTGCAAAAATTGGACCGTGATGTTCAACTGCAATAGGAACAGTTCCAGAATAATTCCATACCTGTGCAGTTAATCCCATCGGAGCAACTTTAAGTCCAAACGTTCCTACTTTATTAGGTGCTTGTGATAGTGTAATAGATGTATTTGAGACTAGATTTGTAACAAATGCGCCAGCATCAACAAAATCTTTATTGTCTACATATTGGCCAATTTGTATCCCTGTAGTATTAACAGTAGTTAGAACAGGATTTTCAGTAGAAGTTGATGTAACAAGTAAATTTAGATTTCCTGTTTGTCCTCTAGTCAACCCTGTAAATGTATTTGCCGTTTTTGCAGTATAATTAAAATATTCATATGCATTTGCAGTTCTTAACACCGCTGATCCTACAGGTGGGAATCCTGTAGTATCATGAACAAAAATTGTACCTACTTCTGCAGCAGTTACGTTAGCAGTTAGTAAAGTATCTGTAGGGAATGTAGCAGTCTCATATCTTGCTGGTAAATTACCAGAACGCATATATGCTTCATAGTTAACATTATTATTCATTAACTTATGCGCATATATACAATCGCCATTTTGTCCTCTCATTCCCCAACGAATAAAGCCTGCACCGTACCAAGAATAGTCGATGTAGAACATCTGCATTTTTGTTAGATCCACATTTATACCCGATGAACCCGTTCCATCCAACTTATCTAAATTAAATTGAGATTGCGGAATCTTTAAATCTATTGTTTTACTTACAATTGCATTCGTTATAGGAACAATACCTCTGTATGAAGGAATAATTACGAATTGATTGTCAGATAGAATACTATCTACTTTATAAGACATTCCTTTAATTACAACAAAATCACCAGGAATTAATTGTTTAGAATATATAGGGGATACACCATTAACAGATACACCGGTAACAATTTCACTACCAGGGGAAATACTGCAGAATCCAGATAATTGATATGTAGATGAACGACGTACTGCATATAATGTTGTACCGTCATATTCAAAGAATAACCCATTTTGAGAATCAAAAATACCAAGACGATTTGTTGCACCATACCAAGTAGAAACAGATACAACATAATTGCCACTTGCAGGCGATGCCATACCAGATGTTGTTGCATTATATGTTAATCTATAAGCATCAATAACACTTTCTACTTGGAAAGAACCATTGTATCCTGCCTCATTACATCCTGCAACAGTAATACCTGCACCCGGAATTAAGTTGTGTGGTTGTTTTGAAACCACTGTTACCGTAGTACCAACTGCAGAAATTCTATCAACATTAAAGTTTGGTTTCATTATAGAACCAGTACTTACCTGAATACCTTTACCAGATTGATAACGGAAATATCTACGTGTCTGTCTAATTAGCTGATTGTTATGACTTGCAGAGTTTGTACTAAATATAACACCGCCGTCAAATGCTCTATGCAATGACTGCCCTGTTGGTCTAACATATAAGTTACCGCCTATGATAGAACCTGTTGGGGTATTATTAGCAAAGAAACTAAATGATGTATTGTTTGTTACTGTAGCAACTGTCCATGAACCATTAGGAGCAAACCCGCCACCGCCGGTTGCAAGTACTAATGCAATTTCGTTACCAATTAGCAATCCATGCGGTATTGCAGTTGATACATCAATTATATTTCCTCTGAATGCAATATTGGCCATGGTAATTATAACATTACTATAAATGTTGCCATAGAATGCTGCAGTAACATTTGATGTAAATAGATTTGCAGCAGTGCCAGTATACTGAACCTTGCCGGTATACTGTACAAGGTTTGCTGCTAAGTTTGAATATTCTGCAATATACACCCCATCCGCGCCTGCAAATGTTGTATCTTGAATAAAGAATGGAGAACCTTGAACAGGAGGAATAGATGGGAACGTGTTAGCAATAAATGATCTGGTATTTGGTCCTGCTGAATACACATTAGAAATATTCATTGGACGCGTTACATCATAAAAGGCAAACGGTCTATTATTTACCATGGCCAATGTTTCCCACTTTGTCGATTGAGTACCATATTCAAAGTCGGTATCAATTAACGCTTGAGGACTAGATGTTCTAAACTTGTTAACAGGATCTGTGTATTCCTGAGAAGGTTGGAACGATTCGTTAGTCTCTTCAACAATAATACTAATCTTATCAGTTGAGGACATTGATCCTGTTGCGTAATTTAACAAGATCGTTGTTTTTACTTCACCATTTGTTACATTTGCACTTGTTGTATAACTTGCGGCACCAAGAGCAGGATCGCTGAAGTTGTATAAAACAGTTCCGCGTGTCACGTTGGTAATTAACAGCAACTGTTCTTGACGAACCAATTTGTTGTCAATCGTTATTGTTTTTGTTGCTGGGTTGAAAGTATAACTTTCTGCGATTATATGCTTTGCCATTGTCTTAATCTCCTAATGCGATAGTGCTGGCGGAATATGGATATTTTCTTACTTGGGGAGTTGGATTTGCGCCAATTACAGTGGTAACTGCGTAATCTCCTACATCGGGTGCATTATATATCGTTACATTACTTCCTCTTACTCGAAACCCTTTGTGTGAGTCATACTCTGTAAACCAAGGATACCTTTGTTCTTTAACATAAGGAGACAAAACTTGCCTGCCCATGATAATTTGTAAATTTTTTGAATCTGCTATAGTATTTATATAGTCTTGATCCAACTTTAATTGAAATACGCATCTTAGCCCATCAAATTCTGGGCTAATATCGTCGCATACTGTAGGGTATGTTACGTTTACTTGCGATGGTATATTAATTCTACGGGTTGACATCTGTTACCTTTTTTATTATTTATTAGGGTGAAATACTGTCGGCTTGCATGCCAAATGCCGTAATACTTACATTAGATGAATAAGTATTTGCTGAAAGTATGTCGCCTGGGCCTAACGTAATACCAATAGTGTAAGGAATAGTATCATTTGCAGGCAAACTTGCGTTATATACTATATAATGTTGTGTAACTAACGTATTTCCTTTGGGTTGAACTGCAAGGCTAAACGTTGTATTTGCCGAACTTTGATTGCAAATTGCGACTGTACTGATAACAGCATTATAATACGAAGGTACTACATATACGTTGGTTAACGTATTTGATGCTGGATTTATCTGTCCTAAAACTTTGTATGTTGTTGCCATTTTTATTGTTTAATAAATGCTGTTGTAGGGGGTGTAAAATTTGCACTATATCTAGCATAGCCTTTGGTTATACGAAAATCTTGGATATACCCCATAAATTGGCTAGTACCATCATTTTGTCTGCCTATATAAAGAAGGCCACTGCTTCCTACATAATTTGAGGTATCGGCTACTGCAGTACCAAGTTGCACGCCATTAATATAAAAATATCCATTTCCCCCATATCTAGAATATGCAATGTGCGTCCATGCATTTATAGGTATTGTAACTGTTGTACTAGAACCATGATTTGCAAATCCGGTAGAATTCCCAGCGTTAAAGTAAATAGTGCTGGCTGATCCCACAGTAAAATATAAGCTCCAATTTCCATCACCAGTTGAATAATTATAATTAGATGATACTAATGTAACTCCCCGTGCAGCTGTTGGATAAATCCATGCTTCTACAGTAAAACTTCCTGTCCCTAAAGCAAATACATCATTGCCAAGAGTAGTTAAATAATCACCTGTGCCATCAAAGTATATGCTACTACCAGTACTTGTTTGGAATGGATTGAAAGAATTGACCTCAGGTGAACTACTTGACGTAAAAGACAAATTATTTATACTATTATCTTTAAAACGATTAGATTGGCACGTTAACAAACTAGTATTAGTTATTGCTGTCAATGGTGTTGTTGATGGAGTAAAATTACCAGAGTATAGTGCAGATTTTACAAATCGCAAATTACTTAAATGTCCATAAAACGCATAACCCAAACCACCGTTATTCCATCTACCAATTGCAATATATGGGGTATCTCCTCGACTTGTGTTTGTAAAAGTAGTTTGTCCTGTTAATGTTTCTAAATTACCATTAACGAATATTTTTATATTGCTAGCATTTATTACTAATGCAAGGTGTGTCCAAGTATATAAAGGTATAGTAGTTCCGCCGGTTGCATAATTTCCCGAACCTGTCCACCAAAACAATGTAGCTTTTCCTGAATTATCTATACCAAACGACCAATTATTTGTTCCGCCGCTAGGAGTAAACTCGCCTATAATTGAAGGTGCTTGAACATTGTTTCTTTGAGTTTGATATACCCAAAATTCAATTGTAACTACTGTGGTAGTATCCAAATAAGCAGTACCAAGTATTGCTGCTAAAGAATCGGATGACTGTAAAAATTGTGAACCATTAAAATAATTAGAGTAATTATTTGCCGCATATGCAGTGGTTGTAGGTACTATTTTTACATCACCCACAGTTTCAAAATTGTTAAGCATTGTAGAATCATAAATTCCGGCTTCCGCAAAATTTAACAATAAATTTGTATTGCCGCCAGAAAATGTGGTGTTAACATTTGCAGTACTTGTATATAAAGTTGGATTCCCGTTTGCTGTTAATGGTGCAGTTGGCGGTGTAAAATTACCAGTATATACTGCAGTGCCCCTAACAATTCGTAAATCACTTTGATATCCATTCCAAGGTGTTCTGCCAGGATAAGCTTGTCCGATATAGAGTGCTTCAGCGCCACCGTCAAGATTAATTGATCCATTATACACTGTTGTTCCTATACCATTAATATATCCAGTTATTGTTGAACCTGAACGAACTAACGCAATATGATTCCACGTATTTAATTTTAATGCTGCACCCATTGCAACATCAGAAATACTTGGATATTGATAAAAACCTAATGTTATGCCATCTGCATTTGTTCTAATAATCCACCTTCCAGTTGTGGCACCAGAATAAATACCAATCACTTCTTGATATGCAACTGCTGCTGTTGGATATATCCATGCTTCAATTGTAAAATCTGTACCAGCTAAGAATGTGTGGGCATTTGATATTGTCGGGACCGAAGATTGTGATGCGGTGTTTAAATAATCTCCAGTACCATCAAAGTATACCGAACCTCCAATTGTACTAGGCGAGTAAACGGTGCTTGGTGCGTAAGGGGAAAAACGCTGTACTTTTGTATCGCCACTTTTTGTAATAGTAAACCTATTTGTAGAAGTATCAATAAGACGATTAGACTGACATGTTAAAAAACTAGTATTGGTTATTGCTGTTAATGGGGTTACATTGGGTGCAGGGAAATTAGATGTATATACTGCAGTACCCTTAACAACCCGAAAATTGGATACGTATCCTCTATAAAAATATCGTTCAGCAATTAATTCATTGTTGTCATTCCAACCACCAATTACCGTAGTCATAGTTGATCTATCTACTATAGCAGTATATGTTAAAGTTGTTGCACTTTTTATCCCGTTCCTGTATGCAGATAATACCCCCCCTGTGCCGACAAATGCAATATGATTCCATGCGTTTATAGTTGCAACTAGATCAGTGAATGCTTGCAGCGAACCATTTGCATAAAATGCCATTTGATTACTGGTATTAATCTGTATATTCCAACCAAAATTCAATGCACCAGAGCCAGACCAACCGTGGAATGCTATAACTTGTTGGGTTGCTGTTAGAGTAGGATAAATCCACATTTCAATAGTAAATGCGCCACTACCAAAATCAGAGTATGCCCCTATTGGTAAACTTAAATAATCTCCAGTACCGTCAAAGTAATTACTCCAATTACTACCATGTGGACTAAATGTGCCTTGAGTAGAATTTCCATTGCGGGTAATTGCAAAAGCATTATTACTTTTATCTAAAAATGCATTATTTGTTACAGCTTTATTGCCCTGACAAAGTAATAGCGCAGTATTTGCTGCAGAAAATGTTGAATTAACATTTGCAGTACTTGGATAAGTTACTGCTGTGCCTCCAGGCAACAACGGTGCAGTAGGCGGAGTAAAGTTTCCGGTATATACTGCAGTACCTATAACATATCTAAAATCACTTATATATCCATTAATCCAATTTCCGTTTGCTGCACCTATTGCATAAGTACCTAATAACATTTGTCCGTTTGGTGCGCCGATTGCTTGACTTGTTGTAGCAGTGCCTGCTTGTATACCATTAACAAAAATTCTAAATGTGCTACCAGCGCGTGTCAACGCAATATGATTCCACGTATTAATAGGAGGGGTTGTAAATCCCATATTAAAAGTCCAAGATGCTGAACCGCTTCCCAACAATACTCCAGAACCAGCAGCACCTATAGAAAGATAGTAATTATTTGTGGCCTGTTGTGTTGCCGATCCATTATATGTCCAAGGATTGCCATAAGTTTGTAAAGCACCATCGTTGTAATACCAAAATTCAATCGTGTGGTCTAAAGTACCCAATGTAGGTGAAATAAATCCACCTATATAATCACCGTTGTTTGACCCGCCGTTTGTAAAGAACCAAGCACTTCCATAGTCATTGTAAAGTGGATTAGGATTTAGTGGAGTAAAGGATTTTATTCCCACGGTCCCTTGTGAGGAAACGGGATGATTGTATGAAGAAATATCAACATTTGCTCTATTTGAGCGACACGTCAACAACACAGTATTTGGTATTGCGGTTAACGGCTCGGTGCTTGGAGTGAATGCTGCGGTATATAATCCCGTACCATTTACAATTCTAAGATTAGATACTTCGCCATATGTTCTACCTGCTCCTGGTTTTTGTACACCCACATACAAATCACCATTACACGTATAGGTGGTGGATGCAGTATGTGATCCAATTTGAGTACCATTCTTAAACATTCTCATAGTGCCCGAAGAACGGCTCCATGCAAAATGAAACCATTCTCCAACTGCAATAGTAGTCGTACTGGAAAAAACCTGTGATAGATTATAGTATAACGTAATAGCAGAAGCGCCAACTAATATTAGCCAACTACCTGAATCGTTAGTACCACTTATTATTGCTGGCGATGCGCCGCCATCAACGGAAAATGATCCCATTTTCATCCACATCTCAACAGTAAAATCACCTGCGAAATCAAATAAAACATTGTCGGTTATTTGAAGGTAACTTCCTGAACTAAAATCACTACTATAATATCCCGGGGTATAAGGATTAAATTTACTTGGACGAGTATTCCCACCTGTAGTTATCACATTACTAACAGGCCTTACCGTTGAAATAAAAGTATTTGCCGAAACTGGTTCAGCGGATATTAGTGCGGTATTAAATTTAAAATAGGTTTCACCTAATAGATCTTGTATTGTTAATGACGAAGAAGTTGATATGATAGGCCCGCTTGTAGAGCCAGTTCTAATAGCAATAGTAAACGGTTCATTTCCTTCTATTACAAAATCTGAAGTTGGACTTACCGTAAATGAACCTGCTCCGCTTGTTAATGTGAAACTACCAGAAGTTGTGCCGAAATCAACAGCATTTGTTTCAATTGTCCAATAGTATGTTCCACTTTCAATAGCAAGATTATACCCTTGAACAGTAATTGTTGTAGTACTTCCTTCTGTTACAGGATTAGGAGTGGATGTGAATGTGAAATATGTGGTAGGATCATTTATTGATAATGAAGCAGTTGCTACAATAGTACCACTAGTTGAACCTGTTCTTAAAGCAACAGTAAAATATTCGGTTCCTTCTATTACCGCATCGCTTGTAGGTGCCACGTAAAAAGTACCAAACGAATATCCATACGCATCACCATTCCATGTCATAGTAAAATTGCCAGAAGTTGTGCCAAAATCTCCTGCATTTGATTCAATAGTCCAGTAATATAATCCGTTTTGATCTGCCGCTGGGAGATTATAACCCCTCGCGGATATAGCAAGAGATTGTCCCTCAACTACATTTGGAGTAACAGTTGACAGTACAAAATATGGGAGAGGGATTGTGGGGTTTGATAACCTTGAATAATTGCCACGGATGTTAGTAAATCGTTTAGAATTAATAGCTCTACTCGTTAGTGTAGGTCTAGATGTACTTAACTTATTGGTAGCAAATCCTGTTAATGCCATTACGTAATCTCAGATCCAAATAAATTAAAACTCATTGTGTTTGCGCTTGCATAAACCGTTACAACATCTGTTGTTGCCAATGCCATGCCAATTGTTAAACTAATAATATCTAATGCCGGAATTACTGTATCGTATGCAATATAATGTTTTGCTGCAAGTGTTTCGCCACCGGGTCTTACTGCAATTCTAAATGTTGCAGATGAAGATGATTGATTACAAATGTTTAATGTAGATGCAACAACACTGGTATTTGCAGGAACGGTATACAGCGTTGTTTCTGTATTCGCAATTGGATTTGATTGTCCTAAAATTTTATATGCGATTGTCATTTTTCTTTTACGCCCCCATTAATAAGAATGCGCTTATTGTGTCCATTGATGTTGAAGGAGTTTGAGGACCTTGAGATTGTTTTAATCCCATATATCGTACCTCAATATTTGCGCCTGTGTCAGGAGCCGAAGTTAATGTTAATGTTTGACCACTTACATAATAATCTACTCCTGGAATCTGTACTATTCCCTCAATAGCTACGAAAATACTTGAATTAGTTGTATTTGCGTAATTTAAATTATAATTTACATAAGAAGATGATCCTGTAATTATTTGCGAATTAGCATAGAAGTTAACACCAATTCTACCATTAGCATCTACTGCAAGAGTGCCATCTGTAAGATTTAATACCGCAGTTCTTAATGAGGAATTTGAAAGGAATAAATTACCAGCAGTTTCAATTACATTCGATGTATATAGTCCAATCCAGTTTACAGATGATATATTGTTTGTACTAATTAAATTAGCACCAGTAATAGATCCGCCGGTGCTTCCGCCAGATATAATGTTATTTGCAATGATATTATTTGCGGAAATTAAATTGGCACCAGTAATAGATCCACCGGAACCAGTACCGCCTGATATAAAGGTATTTGCTATGACATTTCCTGCACGTATATTACCAGTATTTACTGTTAAATATGCTGCTACATCTGCATTACCATAAGTACCACTACCGCCGGGGCCTGTTGCGTCAGTGCCGTTTACCCACTTACCCGATGCACTATCATATTTTAATACTTGTCCGTCACCCGGAGTTCCAACAACATTAACGTCTGTTAACCCAGTTAATGTTGTGGCGCCACCGCCGCCATCTACATTTGCAGAAATTTGACCATTTGCTGCAATACTAATGTTATTGCCTGCAAGCGTCTGCAATAATGAAATTACGTTAGCGGAAACACGGGCATTGGTATAATATAGATTTGTTCCTTCAGCAACATTGGATGTTGTTAAATCACCTACATTTGCTTTAGCATCCAAATCACCTACATTTGCTTTAGCATCTAAATCACCTACATTTGCTTTAGCATCCAAATCACCTACATTTGCTTTGGTATTTAACAATCCAATAACATTGGCATAAACACGGGCATTGGTATAGTATAAATTATCTAATTCAGTTACGTTAGCGGTGTTAAGCCCAATAATGTTAGCAGTATTAAGACCAATAACACTTGTAGCAAATACTGTACCAGATGCCGGAGCACTAGCTGAAATTCTACCATTTGCTTCAATAGTAATATTATCACCAGCTAAAGTAGGCAACAATGTTATTACGTTTGAATAGATGTTTGAATTTAGCCCAATAACACTTGTAGCAAATACTGTACCAGATGCCGGAGCACTAGCTGAAATTCTACCATTTGCTTCAATAGTAATATTATCACCAGCTAAAGTAGGCAACAATGTTATTACGTTTGATCTTACTCTTGAATTGGTATACTATAGATTGGTTAATTCGGTAACATTGTTAGTTGTTAATCCAACAACATTTGCGGCATATAATCCAGTCCAAGTTGTAGCTGAAATAATATTAGTAGATATTAAATTGGCACCAGTGATAGAACCACCGCTTCCAACATAAATTGAATTTGCAAATATATTATCTGCAGAAATATTACCGGTATAGGTAGGTAACAATGCAACAACATTAGTATAAACTCTTGCGTTTGTGTAATATAGATTGGTTAATTCGGAAATATTTGCAGTATTAAGACCAATAATGTCTGCAGCATACACACTACCCGCAGAAGCAGAAATTTGGCCATTGGCTGCAATACTGATATTATTTCCAGCCAAGGTAGGTAACAATGCAACAACATTAGCATAAACACGAGCATTGGTATAATATAGATTGCTGCCTTCGCTTACATCTGTTGTAGAACTAACTGATTTGGAAATGACAATACTTCCTACCATTCCACTATGAACAGAACATTGGTATACGTAAGTATTACCAGCTAAACTATATGGTATTTTCCAAAATAATCTACCAGATTCTTTTCCTTGAGCAGCTGATCCTGTTGAGACTGTGCCGTCTGTATCAACATGAATTAACCCAGTATCATAATTAGAACCACCATCTGACACACGGATCATGAATGGGTGGCCTGAAGTATTGAGACCAAATGCTATAGTTTCACCTGCTCTTACATCTATAGCAGGATTGTTTCCACTATACTGATCTATACTATAATACATCCCAGGAGCAGTAACTAATAACTCTGTTACTGCAGGAATAACATTTAGTATTGCTCTTGCATTTGTATAGTAAAGATTGCTTGCCGATTCTGAAACATTAGCAGTGTTAAGACCAATGATATTGGCAGTATTAAGACCAATAATGTCTGCAGCATATGAACTGCCCGAAGAAGTTCCTGTTGCGGAAATTTGACCATTTGCTGCAATACTAATGTTGTTGCCGGCTAATGTGGGTAATAAATTTATAACATTAGCGTAAACTCTAGTATCTGTATAATAAAGATTACTTTCAGACTCCAATACATTAGCTGTGTACGTAACAGGTGCTTGCAATTGCCAAGCAGTGCCGTTATACAGCCATGTTTTTCCACCAAACGTATAAAGATCGTTTGGATTGGGAGATGAAGGAAAATTTATTGTTGGCATTTTTACTTATGTTTATTCTTATTATTTATTAACTCTTAAACACATCAACCTCTTATACGACGCTTAACTCTGGGATATACGCTTCCAGATGTTGGTCTAATATTATAATTTACCTTAGGATATGTTGCGCCGGATAATGCCTTTTCTCTTGGCAGAAATAAAAATCTATTGGTTGCGCCTTGCAGACTTTGAGTATTAGATGTCCATCCTGGACTTGATAATCCAGATGCATCTGTCAATTGATTTAATTTGGCATAATACTTTATGTATGCTGTTGCTTCTGCAGGTGACATATTTGGATACAATTCAAGTATACACGCCAATACGCCCGTGACTTGAGGAGCTGCCATACTGGTGCCAATATCTCTGCTCATGTAATAACTACCGTTTCTACTATCAGCTGCTACATCACCCCAACTCCCAGGGGTTGATCCTGCCCATGCGCTTGTAATCCATGTACCAGGAGCAAAAATATCTATTCTATTCCCGGTGTTACTATAAAAACCTTTTCGTTCTACTTTGCCTGCATCTATTGCACCTACACATATTGCCCCGGGAACACACGCAGGTGAAGATCCTTTATGCTGATACCACAAATAATAACTTGTTACCGCACCATATGAGGCAATAAACCAATTTTCGTAATCAACTCCTGTAGAGTTATCTACGTAATAACTTTCGTTGCCGGAACTTCCAACAACAATGATTCCTTCGGCAATAGCTGCAGCAACATCTGCTGCATTTGCATCAATATAATATGGAACATTTGCATATACTGTACCGGAGGTTGTAGTATTATACATACCAACACTATTTAGTTGTGCGGAAGTAAATGCAGTATATGGACTACTTCCAAAAGGACCAACGGTAGTTCCTCTACGATTTGCTTGTTTAACTGCGCTAAGAGTTAATGCATTATTAGGGAACGTTAAACTGTTGCCAAAGCTACAATTACATATTGTTGGATTTCTGCGACCCGTTTCAGGATTAATTGGTTTTGTTCTATGAAACGCTCTAATATAATCCCATATAATTAAAGCATCGACTCCGCCCGATACAGGATTAATTTGGTATATGTTTGCGTCTCTTGCCCAGCCTTGTGTATTGCCGCAAGCGGTTCCTGCAGTATGTGCTCCGTGGTTTGCATCAGTAATAGACGCAGACGCGGCATATGAATAACTTCCGCTTAGCAATGTGGATGCGTCATCGTCAATAGATGATACAATAGAATTTAATTGATACCAATCATATTGAACATATCTACTTCCGCCAGTACCATCTGCATTTACTGCAAATTCCGGATGATCTGGCACACCGCAGATACCATCCATAATAATTACATCAACGTTTTTACCTGTTGGGCCAACATCAATAGTTGCATTTTGAGTTGTTGTGCCATCGTCACCCCAATTACTTCTTTGAGAACCTTCAAGGCATCTTAACAGAGCCCAATTTTTCCACGAAGCATCCATACTTGTAGTATAAGTTGTTTTACTAAATGTGCCGGTTTGCTTATACGAATGTAATTTAACGCTTCCACGAATTAATTCCATTGGTTCAACATTTAGAATCCTTGGATCATTTCTTAATGTAATAGCTTCCTCATCTGTTAACATATAATGAGTACTTTGACTTATAGGTCTTCTACGATATACCGGAACTACTCTATCAGGAACTGCGTCTGTGCCGCCAGCAGTCTCCAAGTCATTATACAATGACTCCAACTCATCCATTGATTTTGCAGTAACTACGTATTCTTTTAAAGACATATTAAGATTCTAACTGTACTAGTGTTAAAGAAACCGTAAATGACGTAGTTCCTGTAGTAAGATTTGTTACCGCAACTGCTATACTTGTGTTAGGGGTTGCCTCATCATTGTAACCCATTACCGCAGGAGATAATGAAATCGTTGAATTGCCTGTGGTAATAATTTCAGCAATAACACCTGCGTTAGCAGACGGATCAGTTCCAGAAGATCTACTTGCATCCGCAAGTCTAGCTGCTTGAGTAGTATATACTCTCACCCATGCATTGTTGGTAACACCAATTTTATATAACGCATACCCTTTAAAACCTGATATTTGTATGTTTGCGGTAATATTGGCCGCAATAGAAGCAGTTGTACCCGTTACAGTTGTTCTCGAAGAAAGCCCTGTACTTCCGCCGCCTCCGCCACCACCGGAACCAAATTCTACCCACTGTGCGCTAGTGCCATCATCAATGTATTCATATCTAGTTCCATAATTAGTATCAACCCACACTTGACCATTATAAGGAGAAGTCGGAGCAGTATCAGAAACAACTAAATTATTAAGACTAATTACACCGGTAACATTACTATAAGATATTCCATTGCCAGCAACAATTGCTGTTCTTGCTCTTGCATTTGAGTAATATACGTTACTACCAAATTCTCTTACATTTGCAGTCGTTAATCCAATAACATTTGCAGCAAATAGACCGCCCCAAATGTTAGAAGTAACTCTATTAACTAAAATATCATTATTAGAGAAGAATTCAAATCCGTTAACTATTAAATTACCGACTCTTAGATTACCAGTATAATTTGGTAATAGTGAAATTACATTAGCATAAACTCTAGCATTGGTGTAATAAAGATTACTTGCAGTTTCTAATACATTAGCTGTGTATAAGTTTGTCCAAATATTAGAAGTTATTCTATTAACACTAATATCATTATTAGAGAAGAATTCAAATCCGTTAACAACCAGATTTCCTACTCTCAAATTACCATTATACTGCGGTAATAGCGAAATCACATTAGCGTAAACTCTTGCATTGGTGTAATATAAATTAGTACCTTCATTTAAATCGGTTGTACTGAAATTTCCAATTGAAGAAACAAAGCCAGTTACATTACCTACTACATTGCCTTCGAATGTGGTTGCTACAACATTCGCTAAACGGAATGAAATATTTGCAGTATCTATTACGGATGCGCCAGGTTCTACCGAATAATTATCAAAGAACTTAAATTTCTTATCAGTTGCGTCTCTAAATAACCCAGCGTGTCTTTCAGTGCCCGAATCATTATAACGACTAATGAATCCAAGATCAATTGAATCTGAAGGGTTGTTATATCCTAGTTGTATTAATGGATCATTAACGACCAAAGTATTAGCGTAGAATCCTACAACATTTCCGAAAACATTTAAATTGCCGGTAACATTTACCGTGCCGAATGTTACATTTGCAGCAGTATCTACATTTTGACCAATTGAAATAATACCTGTTGTATTATCATATATTACACCTGTGCCCGCAGAAACTGCTGTTCTAACTCTCGCATTCGTATAATATAAATTGTTTAATTCCGCAACATTAGCAGTTGTTAAATCAACAACATTGGCCTTGGCATCTAATAATCCAATTACGTTTGCATAAACTCTTGCATTAGTATAGTATAAATTGGTTGTTTCTGCAACATTCGCAGTGTTTAAACCAATTACATCTGTTGCGTAAGGATTACTTGTTGAAGTGGAAATAATACCATTTGCAGCAATATTAATACCAGGGCCAGCTAATGTCGGCAATAAAGCAATTACATTAGAAGATACTCTTGCATTAGTATAGAATAAATTGGTCGTTTCTGCAACATTGGCAGTGTTTAATCCAATCACATCTGTTGCATATGGTACACTTGCTGCGGAAGATATTATGCCATTTGCTGCAATATTAATACCAGGACCTGCTAAGGTTGGTAATAAAGCAATTACATTTGAACTTACTCTTGCGTTCGTGTAGTATAAGTTGTTTAATTCCGCAACATTGCTAGTTGTTAAGTCTGTTACATTAGCTTTTTCGTTTAATAAACCAATTACGTTTGCATGAACTCTAGCATTGGTATAGTATATGTTACTACCAACTTCCAACACATTAGCAGTTGTTAATCCTGTAACATTAGCAGCGGTTATACCTATCCAAGTTGTAGCTGAAATAATATTAGTACTAATTAAATTGGCACCAGTGATAGAACCACCGCTTCCACCATAAATTGAATTTGCAAATATATTACCTGCAGAAATATTACCGGTATAATTTGGTAATAAAACAATTACATTAGAATAAACTCTCGCATTCGTATAATATAAATTGTTTAATTCCGCGACATTAGCAGTTGTTAGATCAGCAACATTTGCCTTAGCATTTAACAACCCTATTACGTTCGCATAAACTCTGTCATTAGAGTAATATAAGTTATTGCCTTCAGTAACATTTGATGTTGTTAAGTCTGTTACATTAGCTTTTTCGTTTAATAAACCAATTACGTTTGCATGGACTCTAGCATTGGTGTAATATAAATTAGTTGTTTCCGCAACATTGGCAGTATTCAATCCAATTATGTCGGCTGCATATGGTGCACTTGCTGCGGAAGATATTATGCCATTTGCTGCAATATTAATACCAGGGCCAGCTAATGTCGGCAATAAAGCAATTACATTAGAATAAACTCTTGCATTAGTATAGTATAAATTAGTTGTTTCCGCAACATTGGCAGTATTCAATCCAATTATGTCGGCTGCATATGGTGCACTTGTTGAAGTGGAAATAATACCATTTGCAGCAATATTAATACCAGGGCCAGCTAATGTCGGCAATAAAGCAATTACATTAGAAGATACTCTTGCATTAGTATAGAATAAATTTGTACCTTCTACAACATTAGATGAATATAATCCTGTCCAAGTTGTTGCAGAAATAATATTTGTAGTAATTAAATTGGCGCCAATTAACGACCCGCCTGTGCCATATCCAATTGTTATGTTACCTGAACGAATATTTCCAGTATATGTTGGCAACATTTCGGTAACATTAGAATAAACTCTATCATTGGTATAATATAAATTAATTAATTCTGTAACATTAGTTGTTGTTAAATCTGTATTACTTGAGAAGTTTCCTCTAAGTGTAATTGTAGCCCCATTAGGATTTGTAATTACTAAATTGTTATCTTCATCTACACTAATTTCTGTGTCGCCAATGTATAAAGTTTTACCCGAAGTTCTTAATTCGGTACTCCAAACAACCTTAGCATAGACGTTACCAAAGTAATTAGTTGCATTACCTAAATTAATTAGACCATTTCCTTGCGGCATGACGTTCGCAGTTAAATGGATGTTGCCCGTAATACCCCCGGCACCAACAACCCCTTGTATTCTACCAACTGCAAGAGTATTAGTACTAATTAAATTAGCACCAGTAATAAATCCACCACCGCTATTGGCCGATATTGCATTCGCGGTTAATGTGCCGCGAACAGTTAAATTCGTTGTAACTATTATGTTGCCGGCAGTTATATTTCCAGTAGTAACAATAGAGTTACTACCAAAGATATTCATGAAATGCGTTACGTTTGAATTAGTATATGTCGTGCCTTGCGGATTTACTGCAATATATGCCAATATGTTAGAAAGAACTCTCGCATTGGAATACCACAAATTGCCCGATGCAGGATTCTCTATTACATTTCCAGTATATAGATTATTCCAAATGTTGGCTGTAACTCTATTAAGAGAAATATCATTATTCGAGAATAATTCAAATCCTCTAATTATTAAATTGTTTGTTGTTAAAGTGTTTGTAACAGAAATATTGCCGGTATTACCATCTATAACTATATTGCTAGTTGCGCCACCAACAATTACTCTATTACTAATAACAACATTGCCGCTTAAAAGATTAATATTGCCGGCAGCTGTTATGTTAAGATTAGATGTGGATGTAATTGCGCCAGTGCCAGTACCAAGTTGTATAAAATTATTAGCAATAACATTACCGGCGGTAATATTGCCGGTTGTGTTAATTATGTTACTACCAAAATTAATTAATGCGGCCGCAACATTTGAAGATGTTTGATTTACTGCTAAATATTCTAAAACATTTGAAAGAACTCTTGCATTAGTATAGTATATGTTACTACCAACTTCTAACACATTAGCAGTTGTTAACCCAACTACATTTGCTGCATACAATCCTGTCCAAGTTGTTGCTAAAATAATATTTGTGGATATTAAATTAGCACCAACAATAAATCCGCCGCCATTTCCAATAATCGTATTTGCAAAAACATTACCGGCGGTAATATTGCCGGTTGTGTTAATTATGTTACTACCAAAATTAACCAATGCGGCTGCAACATTTGAAGATGTTTGATTTACTGCTAAATATTCTAAAACATTTGAAAGAACTCGTGTGTTAGTATAATATAAATTGCCAGATGTTTCGAGTACGTTAGCAGTATATAAATTTGTCCAAATATTAGAAGTGACTGTATTTACGATTATATTGCCTGCAGCAATATTGCCTGTTGTGTTAATTATGTTGCTGCCAAAATTAACTAAAGCTGCCGCAACATTTGAAGATATTTCATTTACTGCAAAATAATCTAAAACATTTGCAATAACTCTTGCATTGGTGTAAAATATGTTGTTACCAACTTCTAATACATTAGCAGTTGTTAGATCCGATACATTGGCCTTGGCATTTAATAAACTAATTACATTTGAATAAACTCTTGCATTGGTGTAAAATATGTTGTTACCAACTTCTAATACATTAGCAGTTGTTAGATCCGATACGTTAGCTTTGTCCCCAATTAGACCAATTACATTAGAATATACTCGGGCATTTGTATAATAGAGATTTGTTAGCTCTGAAACATTAGCAGTAGTTAATTTTGGTGTTACATACGCATCAACTCTTGCGTTTGTATAATATAGTTGGTTGCCCTCAGTCAAATCACTGGTTGTAAAGTTGCCTATAGAACTTACAAATCCAGTAACATTGCCTTCGAATGTTTCGGCAACAACGGTTGCTAAACGGAAACTATCATTAGCAGTATCAATAGTTGCAGGGCCCTGTACACCTACAATGTTAGCAAAGAACTTAAATTTCTTATCACTAGCGTCTCTAAATAACCCAGCGTGTCTTTCTGTGCCCGAATCATTATAATGACCAAGGAATCCAAGATCAATACTATCCGAAGGATTATTGTATCCTAGTTGTATTAATGGATCATTAATAACTAAAGTATTTGCGTAGAACCCAACTAAATTACCTACGACATTTAAATTGCCAGTAATAGTTAATTCATTAAATGTTACATTAGCGTGTGTATCTACATTTTGACCAATTGAAATTTGACCGGTTGTGTTATCATAGCTAACACCGGTACCAGATGACAGTGTTGATCTTACTCTTGCATTCGTATAATATAAATTTGCACCTTCAACAACATTTGATGTTGTTAAATCGCCAATATTTGCTCTATCATTTAGTAATCCAATCACATTTGCATAAACTCTTGCATTTGTGTAATATAAGTTGTTTATTTCTGCAACATTTGCAGTTGTTAATCCTACAACATTTGAGGCATATAGACCTGTCCACGTTGTTGCTGAAATGATATTAGTACTAATTAAATTAGCACCAGTAATAAATCCCCCAGATGTTCCACCAATTGTGGCATTTGCCGCAGTTAAATTACCGGTATAATTTGGTAATAAGGAAATAACATTGGCGTAAACTCTAGCATTCGTGTAATATAAATTGTTTAGTTCTGAAACATTAGCAGTTGTTAAATCAACAACATTTGCTTTATCGTTTAATATACCAATTACGTTAGCATAAACTCTTGCATTAGTATAGTATAAATTTGCACCTTCAATTAAATTAGCAGTTGTAAAATTACTAATTGATAAAACGGTATTAGCTACATTTGCATTTTCGGCAAATACTGCAGAACTACCACTTATGCCCAAGTTATCAATGAATGCTTTTGTTACTCTATTATCGATTGCTGCATTTGCACGAGTATTACTATAGTATAAATTTGTACCTTCAACAACATTACTTGTTGTTAAATCAACAACATTTGCCTTTAAATCTAATAAAGGTATTACATTTGCATAAACTCTTGTATTTGTATAGTATAAATTTGTACCTTCAACAACATTACTTGTTGTTAAATCAACAACATTTGCCTTTAAATCTAATAGGGGTATTACATTTGCATAAACTCTTGTATTTGTATAGTATAAATTACTGCCTTCTGCCACATTTGATGTTGTTAAACCTAAAATACCAACACTAGCATATTCTAAGTTGCCGGTTGCGCCAACACGTAGTACATCAAACGTGTTAGATCCTTTTGTTTTTATATACGCAACATTTAACTGTGTAGCCATTTAATACTGCCCTGTTTTTCTATTATTTATTGTTCTACGTTTTGGTGTACTAATTGTCATTGTGAAAGGGTCGCTGAAAAATATCTTACCACGACATTTGACTGATTTGCCGGCACTGTTAATAATGATAATGTTGTACCTGAAGCAGTATAATCTAATGAAGGTATTTGCGTTAAACCGTCAATTATAACAAATATACTAGATTCATTAGGTACGCTTGTAGATAATGTATATACTGTTGTTGCTCCATCCGAAACAAATTGTTGATAAGAAGAAACAATGCTTACGTTAACACTTGGCAACAATGCAACAACATTTGCATGAACTCTAGTATTAGTATAATATAGATTATTGCCCTCAACAACATTACTTGTTGTTAAGTCGGTTACATCGGCCTTAGCGTTCAATAAACTAATTACATTAGAATATACACGGGCATTTGTGTAATATAAATTTGCACCTTCTATTAAATTGGAGGTTGTAAAATTACTAATTGATAAAACGGTATTGGCTACATTTGCATTTTCCGCAAATACTGCAGAACTACTACTTACACCTAAGTTATCAATGAATGATTTGGTTACTCTATCATCAATTGCTGCATTTGCCCGAATAACTGTATAATATAAATTTGCACCTTCAATTACATTACTTGTAAATAAATTATTCCACGTATTAGAATATATTGTTGTAGCCGTTACTGTGCCCAAAACATCTAACGATTTGTTGAATTCAAATTTGTCGCCAGTATTGTGATATTTTAAATTAGCTTGGGCCCCATCAATATTAAATCCTGCACCATCTGCTGCTGTAGAATTTATTGCGCCATTTGCAAGTATTATATTTTTATCTTCAATTGCCAGGGTTGCAGTATTTAAGGTAACTACGTCGCCTTCAACATATAGGTTACCTTTGATAGTTGCGTCATTAACAACTAAATTTGAATCTGCCAATCCTGCAAGGACTCTTGCATTCGTATAGTATAAATTAGTTCCTTCAATTATATTGCTTGTATTTAGATCAGCTACATTAGCCTTGGCATTTAATAAACTAATTACATTTGAATAAACTCTTGCATTGGTGTAGTATAAATTAGTTCCTTCAATTATATTGCTTGTATTTAGATCAGCTACATTAGCCTTGGCATTTAATAAACTAATTACATTTGAATAAACTCTTGCATTGGTGTAGTATAAATTGTTTAATTCAGTTACATTTGCAGTTGTTAATCCTGCAACATTTGCAGCATACAAACCTATCCAAGTTATTGCTGAAATGATATTAGTACTAATTAAATTAGCACCAGTAATAAATCCCCCAGATGTTCCACCAATTGTGGCATTGCCTGCAGTAATGTTACCGGTATAATTTGGTAATAAGGAAATAACATTAGCATATACACGAGCATTTGTATAATATAAATTAGTTCCTTCAATTATATTGCTTGTATTTAGATCAGCAACATTAGCCTTTGCGTTTAATAGAGATATTACGTTTGAGTATACTCTTGCATTTGTATAATATAAGTTACCTGCTAATTCTCTAACATTTGCTGTTGTTAAATCTGCCGGGTTAACCTTATCGTTTAATAATCCAATTACGTTTGCGTAAACACGCGCATTTGTGTAATATAAATTAATGTCCTCGACAACATTACTTGTTGTTAGATCTGATATATTAGCTTTTAATGCCGCATTTGCAAGAGTCTGATAATTATCTAGTAATGGACTAACATTAGCATATACACGAGCATTTGTGTAATATAAACTACTACCTTCAACAACGTTACTTGTTGTTAAATCAACTACATTGGCCTTGGCATTTAAAAGATCAATAACATTTGAGTAAACTCTTGCATTTGTATAATAAAGATTTGTTAATTCAACAACATTAGCAGTTGTTAAGTCAACAACATTTGCTTTTAAATTTAAATTCGCAACAGTTGCGTAGCTATTAAGTACACTTATTACATTTGAATATACTCTAGCATTGGTGTAATATAAATTAGTACCTTCATTTAAATCGGTTGTACTGAAATTTCCAATTGAAGAAACAAAGCCAGTTACATTACCTACTACATTGCCTTCGAATGTTGTAGCAACCACATTTGCTAGACGGAATGTTGGGTGTGCGGTGTCAAGAGTTGTGTCACCAGGTTCTACCGAATAATTATCAAAGAACTTAAATTTCTTATCAGTTGCGTCTCTAAATAA